TCCATTATAAGTAGATATTAATTTACCTTGAACTTTTGCTTGGATTTGAGGAATGCCTGTATATTTATCTGCATCCCATTCTATTCTAAATGCAATATAAGCTACTCCAGATAATTTATGATTACTTCCCCAATCACTTAAAGTTGATAATAGACTAGATGCTGATTGGCTATCACCACCAAAAAAAGGTTGAATAGTTATAGTAGTTCCAAACCGACTATCATTAGAAGTTATTTGTGTGCCATCTGCAATAGAGCCGCTAAAAGTCACTACATCATCATTAACTTTTATTTGAGTTATATTATTTATTTTGCCTTCACATAATACTAATGCTCCATAGAGATATTGATTATCTGTTCCAGATACCTCTAAAAAGATACGAGTTCCACCAATTAATCTTTCACCATAAACAATAGGGATATGTGCATTATTAGATTGTTTATTAAGTAAAACACCTCTAGCATTTTGGTCAGCTAAATCACTATCAAAATTAGGAACATCAGGGATAGGGATAATCCAAGAAATAATATCGGTAAATACTTGTTGGACACCTTTAAAAATATCACTGATTGCTTTTCCTATTCCATCAAATAAACCCATTATTTTTTACCCCATAAAATATCTTGAACAGTTAAACCTGCAAATTCAAAACCAACATCTGTACTAAATAATCTTTGTTGGCTTCCGTTATTAGTTTTTCTTCCTGCAGTTCTACTAAAGTCTGCAAAGTGTGAAGTACAATTTAAAACTATTCTACCTTTTTCAGTATCTATTCTAAAGCTATCAATAAAACCAATTTCATAAGTGAATGTATCTATCAAAGCATCTGCATCATTTAAGAAACCCATGTCCACAGTCACTTGGTCATTATTCACTACATTATTTAAAACAATAGAAACAAAGGCACTATCGACTGCTGATAATTCTATTTGAAAACTTGATACGTCAATGGCTGAATTTTCTCCCTTACCACTTATTCCTAGTAGATGAGAACTTGCAGTATATGTATTAGAATTATGAGTTATGTTTTTGTAATGGTTTGTTATTCTTTGAGGTGTAGGAAAATTAATCTCTACTAAAGCAATCGCTTTAATATTTTGATTGCCTAACTCTGTGGTTATAGCACTAGATAACCCTCTAGTCATTACAGAGCCTCTATGAAATCAACTTCAAATTTATATAAATCTATATCGTCAGTATTAAATTGCTGAATGTCATTCGTAAGTCTTACAGTGAATGGAACATTATCATAAGTTATTGTGGCATCATCAGCTAAGTTTTCTCTTAGTGGTGGCTCTATCGTTAATGTAGATGCATTTCCTGATGGATTTACATCTTCAATAATCATATAGACTTTGCTATGACTACCAAATTTAATCAAATCACCTGCTTTAAATGCACCATTAGAATTATTATGATGTCCATTAACTGTAATGGTTGTGTCACCTGCAGTATGTGCACCATTGACTAATACAGTTCCTTGTTCATTTCCTCTAGCACTAGAAATAACAGGTGGAATTATTTGAAATGTTTCTTTTTGTCCTCTTTGTTTAATTATAAATGCATAGACTGGTGCAAAGTTGTTTCTGCTCATAGGTGGGTATGAAGCTGAAAACTTCCATCTTTGACCATCTACTTGAACACTAAACATCTTCCCACTGTCTGTAGTAGATGTGATTGTTTTTTGCTCGGAACTAAATCCTAATGCCGCAAATGTTGGTGAAGTTGGATATGTACCACTCATTAAATTAATGCTTCCTTCCCTTGACTGTTCAGTGCATCATTTATCACATTAACAATAACACTTCTACGTTTAACTAATAAATCATCAAATCCTTCTGTGTCATTAGCATATACATTTAAATTGACTGTAGTCGCACCCATTCCACCTAGTTTATTATTGGGTACTATTGTTCCTGCTTGTTGGGGAATAAAAAGTTCAGGTCCTGCCTCACCAACCATTGAAGGACGACCAACTGGAGGTCTGCCACCTTTTTCAAATCCTTTTATTTTATTAACCATTCCAATACCTGTTGCTATAACTCCTGCCGCTAGGAATGGTCCTAAAACTCCACCTTGTGCTAATGCTTTAGTCCCTGCTTCGTATGTATTTATTAATGCGGTTTTTATAGCCTTCATTTGGAATAATGATTTAGCTTTACCAATAGCGGCAGTCACTGCTTCACCTATTAATGCTTCTACTAATGCTCTTTTAACTGCATCACCAAACCCCTTCATGTCAAGTTTACCTGTGATGACAAAATCACTAAGTGTATTTGTTAAACTTGTGAATGCAGTTTTACCTGCTTTTTCAAAACTATCAAATGTGCTGTTATCCATCGCATCTTTAAATCCAGTCTTAAATCTTTGCAAACTAGATAACTGTTCATCTGTATTATTTCTGAATTTTTCGTTAAATTTGTCTAATTCAAATCTAAAATTTTCTAAAGACATTGAATTTAATTCTTCTGTATTATCTATAACATTTCTGTACTTCAAACGAAACTTTTCAAGTTCAAGACTTTGTTGTCTAAATATACTTGTATTATTTTTTTGTTCTTTTGTTAATTCTTTGAAATTATGAGATAAATGTTTAGTTGATACTGAAATTTTATTAAATCCATCAACACTTGTTAATAATTCAATTCTTTCTTTTGTTTTATCTATAGTTCTTTGTAATTCTTCTAATTCTTTTATAGACAACTGGA